GGCAAGTCCGTTGGTCATCTGCTTGAACTGGTCAGTAGAAGCGGCTGCGCCCTTCTCTGCTGTTACATAGTCAAGGATTGCAGGAGTAAGGCGAGCAATGGTTTCTGCTTGAAGATTAAAAGTAGCAAGCTGTGATTGTGTCTGGGTAATGTTGCCAGCACTTACAACGCCAATCTGCTCCAAGGCGGTTGCCTGAGCATTAAGAGATTCTATCTGTGCGTTGCTAGCTCCAACTGTAACCTTCATCAGCTTGGCTAGGCGTTCTTGCTGTCCTTGTGCTTCTGCGGCTGCGCGAATAGATGCCTTGGCATAACCAAGGATTGCGGCAGTACCGAAAGCCAAGCCTAGATTGCGTCCTAGATTCTTGGCAGATTTAGCCAACTTGTCTGTAGCTGTCTCAGCTTGCTTAAATGCTTTCTTGCCTGTGAACTCTGTGGCAATGTCAATTCTTAAATCAGCCATCAGACTTCTCTCCTAGCGTTGAACTTAGCTGCTGAGTTTTCAATAGCCTTAATAACTGCGCCAGTTGCTCTACCTTGGTCTTGGCTAAAGGCGCGAAAGATTGCGCGACCTGTTTTCTTCTGACCATTGCCTTCTAACTTGCCACCCAACTTAGGAGTGAACTTGCCAACAATGCCTGACTTGCGACCTGCTGTTTCATAGATTGCGCCAGCAGCACTCTTATTAAAGATAGAGGCTAGGGCTTGGAATCCTTGGCGATTAGCGCGGCTTGGAGTTGTCTTGTAAGTAATGCCTCTTCTTGCTATTACAGAATCATACTGAGGGAACTTGCCCTTGCTGTTTTCATTAGCGACCCAGCCAGAAGGGACGTCAGCATTGACTGGAAGAAAGCCTCTTGCGTTCTTAACGATTGGCTTGAGGATTGCACCAATCTGCTTAGTAGTCTCTTTAGCCAAGTCTGGCTCGAAGTTACGCAATGCCTTGCGAAGTGCGATTGCGCCCTTTGCTTCTACTGGCATCTTTTCGCTCCTTCGCTATATCTTTGAGGACTTCTATGTGTGTCTTGAAAGCCATCGGCGAAAGCTCGACAATGGTGTTGAAAGGAACTCCATACTCATAACTCAAGCGAGTTGCAAGATAGGTGAAGGAGTTCCTCTCTACCCTAAAAAATCAGATTCTAAAATTTCAACTAATTTAAGAGTTGAAATAAAATCTTCTCCAAAAGGTTTGACTGTTTCACCCGAACGTCGGATTGCTTCCCAGCAAAGCCAGTAAACCGAACTTTGCAACTGATCCTCAATAAGGCTTTTGTGAAAGCCTTTCTTAAAGTGTTGCTCGAAAGAATATTCAATAACTGGGGTTATCTCATACTCTTGTACATTTCCGTCGTTCTTTGTTATTTTTAGCTTTGCCATTTTTAGCCCCTTTAATTAGTTGGTTATGAAGTTGTTACTGCTACTGTACCTGAAACGTTCCAAGTTACTGACTGCATACCGATGTCTCCAACTGCGCCGTTGATGTCGGTTGTGTTGTTCACAAGTGCTGTCATTGTGTAAAGAGGGTTTGATGCAGAGACGGCAGCAGAAGTCTGCTTAGCTGTGACTGTTACGTTGGTTCCCCATGCTGCTTGCAAAGTTGCAAGAACTTCGCCTGTGGCTGTGTCATTAAGGAAGTCGATAGTGATAGATGAAGCCTCAAGACCCTTAACGAACTTGTGACCTGAATCACCCATCGCAGTTACTTCGAGTTCATCGAAGGTGCGGTTGATTGTTATTGCTGTTACATGGTCTGAGAGATCAACTGAATTGACTGTCAAGACTACGCCGTTATTTAAGAAAACTGCCATTTCAGTTATTCCTCATCTTTCTTAGTAGTTGGTTTTGGTGCTGGTGTTGATGGAGCAATCTGTCCGATTTTCTCCAAGAACTTCTTTTGCTCATCGTGCCAATCTGACATGATTAACTCCATTCCGTAAGGGTACTGATTGCAATGTCGCAAGTCAGTAAATCTCCAGAAGCGATTGAAAGGACGCTAGGCGCGCTCACGCTTCCGACGTTAAAAACAATGCTGGATGCTTCGAGAAGCTGAAAGACCTTTACTACGTCGGTCTCTATTCCAGCAAGGTTGCCCTCATTGTCTAGCAATGGGACAAGGATAGAAATCCTAAAGTTAGCCATTGGGCTGATTGCTGTGCGGTCATTGTTAGTAGGCTCGATATAAGGATCAGCAGGAGTGACAATGACGCTGTTAGCAATAGGCGTAACAGGAGGGAAGCTGAAAACTGAATATTTAGTATTATCGGCAAGAGCCGTCGCAATGCTTGTGCGAAGTGTGGTGATGGCTGTCATTAGCCCACCATTGAGCGAGGGTC